ACACAAATACAATAATAAGGAGAATACAAATATGGATTTTGAAACATTAAAATCATCCGCTTCAAACTTTGATAAACTTACAAAGGCACTCGAAGCAAACGCCAATCCCGAAGAAAAAGATACCAAGAACAAATACCAAGACGATAGATTTTGGAAACCAGAGTTAGATAAAACTGGTAACGGCTATGCTGTTATTCGTTTCTTACCTGCTTCTAAAGATGAAGAAATGCCTTGGCAAAGAGTTTGGTCACACGCATTCCAAGATAAAGGTGGCTGGTATATTGAGAACTCATTAACAACTTTAAATCAAAAAGATCCTGTTAGTGAAGAAAATACTAGATTGTGGAATACAGGCGTTGATAGTGATAAAGAAATCGCTAGAAAAAGAAAAAGAAAATTATCATACTACTCTAATATTTTAGTAGTATCTGATCCTAAACATCCAGAAAACGAAGGTAAAGTTTTCTTATTTAAATTCGGTAAAAAGATATTTGATAAGATTGCTGAAACAATGAACCCAGCGTTTGAAGATGAAAAACCAATTAACCCATTTGATTTTTGGAAAGGTGCTAACTTTAAACTGAAAATCAGAAAAGTTGATGGTTATTGGAACTATGATAAATCCGAGTTTGAGGGTGTTTCTGCCGTTGCTGATAGTGATGATAAAATCAAATCAGTATGGGAAAAACAATATGCTCTAAAACCTTTCGTTGATCCTAGTAATTTTAAAACCTATGAGGAACTTAAAGAGAAACTGAATAGGGTAATTTCAGGAACACGAAAAACTGAAACTGTTGAATCTACAGACCTCCCACCGAAGACCAACGGTTCAGTAAAAAGTCAGGAAGTCAAATCTTCACCGACAAGTGATGATGACGAAGATGATACTTTGTCATACTTTAGTAAATTGGCGGAAGAAGATTAATCTTTCTCTCTCGCTTTCTAACTTTAAAGGGTGCCTAGTAATAGGCGCCCTTTTTTTATACGTGTCTATTTAAATTAAGGAAGGTATCATCATTACTCTTAGCAGCATTTGCTGATATAACTTGTTGAGTAGATGATGAGGCTACGTTTTGAGGTGCGGTTACATTATTGATTACGACAGGTTGACCACCTGTTTGATCAGCAGGTAATGTTAAATCTTTTTTAAGGTCTTTTGACATAATTTTCTTTTCTTGTTTCATCTCAAATTCTACACCATTTTTAATTGTCTGTATTTGAAATTCTTTTAGTGGTGGTTCACCCATTAACTTGTTACGTTCATTTTCTAAAGCAACAACAGCAGCCACTCTTTCATCTTTACCCATTTTTTTGTATTCAGGAGAATCCATTAAAGCATAAATTTTATCTTCATATTCACCGTAAATTTTGTTTCTGTCATCCATTTTTTTCATTGTAGCATCATCTAATTTTGTGACAGTTTCTTTTCCGCCTGTAACTGTTTCTGTAGTTGTAACTTTTTTAGTTGATTTAGATTTTACTTTTCTTTCAACAAATTCTTTTTTAGCAGCTAGTTTTTCTTCTTCTTCTTTTTTAATTAATGCTTCTAATTCTTTTTCTTTTGCTGCTAATTCAGGATATAATTCTGCTTTTGCTTTCTCGTAACCAACATCATAACCACCATATTTTTGTTCAGCTAAATCCATAATTTTATTTTCAGCTTCATCATCATAGATTTTTTCTTTTCTTAATGCTTCTGTTTCTTGTCTTACTCTATTTTTCTTCATAGAGGTTGTTTCTTCACCTTTCATATATGCGTCCATTTCTTTATCTTGCATATATGCTTCAAATTTTGTATCACCAAATGCGTCTTTTTCTTCGTCTGTAGTAGCAACTACTTTAGCAGGTTTTTTCTCTAAAGACATAGTTTCTTGTTCTTTAGCAATAACTTTAGGTTTTTCTTTTTTAGTATAAGTCATTCCATCATCAAACATAGCAGCCTCACCTGCTATATCACCAGCACTACCTTTTTTAGGTTCTTTTTCTTTATCACCACCAAATATCTTTTTACCTAACCAAGAATTTTTAAACCAGTTAGTTAATGCGTCAAAACCTTTTTTAAGTAACATTAATCCACCTACTACAAGACCTACAACAGCGGCAAATTTAAGTAAAGGAACTAATAATGGTAATAATGGTGCTACAATAGCAGCCAACATAGTAATACCTGTTAAAACAATTCTCTTACCAAATGTTGCTAGTGTACCAATTAAACCACCTACTGTTTTTTTAAGACTGCCAAACATATCAGCAAATCCTTTTTTAAATGATTCAGGTAAAAATTTGCCTACAAATTTAGCGGTAGATGTTAAACCATCTATTAATAATGAAATTGTTTTTTGAAACTGTCTTGCTATATCTATGATAGGTTGTATTACAGGTATTAAAAAGTCAGGAGCCTTTTCATTTACAGCATTTTCAAAGTCATCTAAAAATCCACCTATACGAGTATCAAAACGACCACCTTTGCCCTCATATAGTTTCTTTTCTTCTTGTACTGTTTGTGCTTCTAACTGAGCAACTAATATTTGATCTGTTAAAACTTCTCTTTCTTTTTTATTTAAATTAACTTCACCTTTTTGAAACTTCCTTAAATCTTCTAATAACTCTCTTTCTTTATTTTTAGCAGCCTGTTCTTTTAATAATAATAATTGTCTTTTTTCAACTAATTCTTTATCAGATAATATTATAGCTTTATATTCTTTTTGATTGTTTTTAATATTAGGTATAAATCTTGCTTCAGCAACAATGTTTTTTTCTCTTAATTTTTCAACTTCTTCTAAAGCTTTTGATCTACTTTTTTCTACTGCTTCTAAAGCGTCACTTGTTTTTTTAAAATCTTCTCCTAAATCAGATAATTGCACATCAAATTTTTTTAAAATACTTTGAAGTTCAACATATGCTTTTTCTACATTTCTACCACTTCCTTTGACTAATTCATTTTGAAACCTCTCGGCTGCTTTTGCTAAAGGTTTAGTAACATCTGGTATAACAGCTTTCATTACGCCAGCAAATCTGCTAGCCATTTCATCTGTTAATGTAGTTGCTATTTCTGTAACTTGTGCTTTTATCTGTTCAGCCATTATTTTTTACTATCTGATTTTGCTCTACTTCCTGTATATAAACCGAACCAAGCAGCGCCAGCACCAACAACGATTGATACTAAACCACTTTGTTCCATTGTAGGTCCTTCTAAATTCATATACCATATTACTACTTTGTATAGTAAATAGATATATGTTGATATGAATACTCTTGGAAATATTCTCCAACTATCAACTGCTCTTGCTAGATGTATTAGTTTTGCATATGGGTTTACACCCAAGTCTTTTATTGAAGTGTCAACTTCTAAATCGACACTTATCTTTTGTTTAGGTTCTACTACCCTAATATCTTCTTTATTGTCAGCCATTATACTTTTGCCTCTCTGCTTCCCTTGATCTTCTTTCGTTTTCTTCTTTGATATATTTTGTGAGTAAATTAACGTAAATATCACGTTCCCACGGCATTAAAGATTCAATCTCACTCAATGAATATTTATGATGTTGCATCAGAGCAAAATTAGTTTCAAAATAAGCCTCTAGGCTGTTATGGGAGAGGCAGATCCGAAAAAATCTTGTATTCCTGATAATGATACCTTACTTTTCACTTTAGTAATAGGGTTTTCTACTTCAACCTCGTGTGTAAGTTTAGGCATTGTTTCAAAAAATAGTTTAAGTTTATCAAAGTTTTTTTGTGATAAATTTTCTAAAAACTCGGTTAATTCTTCAGTTGTACTATCTTTAGCAGGATAAACTTTCTCTCCCTCGAAGATATGATCTATACAACTTACAAGAACTGAAAATATAGTTTTTGTATTTGCTTTGATTTCTTCGCCAGCAGCTAGAGGAACGCTATCAATAGTAGGATATGTGAATACTATACCCAAGTTTTTTTGTTCATCAACAATTATTTTATTAGTATGTTTATCGTCCACTTGAACTTCTACTTTACTTAAATCAATTACTGTATCAGCATAAGTTTGGTTGTCATCTGGACATAAAATTTTTAATGTAGCAATTTCACCTACTGATCTAGCTCTTATCTGTAAAAACAAATATTCTAAATCAAATATAGGTAATTTTCTTGCTTCAATTTTATTAAAAGTACACGCTCCTACTATATCAGTAATTGCCTGTACTAACTCTTTTTGACCGCCTGTTTCGACAGCCATTAAAAGTATCTTTTCTTCTTTTACTAGAAACGGTCTATACTTGACTTGTATATCTTGTGATGGCAAAGTCAATTCATAAGTAGGCGTTTCAATTTTTGGTAAAGCCATAAT